CATCATTGTCACCAAGAGTAACACCAGTTGCGGCTTTCGGAATAACGATGTCACCAGAGATACCAGCGATATCGTCGAGTGTGTCGATGTCTCCAAACCCAGTGTCCATTGTCTCTTGGTTGTAGGTGAATGTTTCACATATTAAGATGAATGTGTAATTCTTTCCGATTTGGTAGAATGGATTTTCATGTTCAACAAAGTTAATTTCAAAAAGAGTGTTGCTCAAAGGAAAGAAAACCAAGTCTCCCTCTCTGGGTCTTGTGATTGTTGGTTGAAAGGTTGTTACCTCTTCCAAAAACCTTTTCTTTGATATAACTAAATTCATTCGGTCTAAAATTTGAATGCCAAACTTCTGAAGAATATCCCCGTCCCCTTCAAATCCATTAACGGATTGAATATACATCTCCATCTCGAAACCTTTTGAAAACTTGGCACTATTATCTTCTCCAAAGAGTTCATCTTTATTAAGCAACGTTCTTGGAATATAAACCATGTCTCGTCCATTTATTTTAATGGATTCGATAGATAAATCTTCGACAAGATTTTGCTCGCTTGAATTCTCTTTGAAGTAAGGGCTTTTCATGCTACTATAAAGTCAATCGGAAGTTCGTATTGTGAGTAGAACTCTTGTTCAATTTGCTGAATTTCACCAATCGCTTCAGCATAAATTTGTGGACCGTTCAACTGAACCCCACCGGGCAACTGAACACCTGCGAACTTCGATAAGTTTGTCCCCCATTGTTTTTTGATAAGTGCCGTTACATATCTTTTTAACATTCTATCGTTGTAGATTTCTGTAAAGGTTTCTGGATCCAAAGCGGCATATGCTTCAATAATAATAAAATCACCCTCAGTAATCGTTTTATCTAAATCAGAGTCAATCAAAAGTCTATTTGTAACTCGACTAAATCTAATTTCTTTCTCTGGTTGAAAGAAATCCGAGATCATACTGATATATCTTTTTGCGGAATCAAATGAGGCAAGACCAAGATTAGATTGATAACCGAGTCCCGTGTTGATACCAAAGTAATCGCTAAGAGCCATTTGGTATCGCACATCAAACATTGCAACTCC